CAGCAGGGCGCACAGCTAACTTATTTGGATCAATGCTGCTTTTCGGCTTCATATAGCCTGGACGAATTGTTTTTGATTCGTACCCTTCGTCACGTGAAACTTTACTACCCACCATAGGAGAACAAAACGCTGCAATTGGGATATTTGGATCGTCGATTGTATCAAGAATAATATCGCGCGATTCAAACATTACCGAGCGAGTAAAAAACAAACTGGTAAACAACGCATTTAGTTGTTTTTGTACATCTACAGCATTAACCACCTGTACAAGCTGGGTAGGCGAATATAAATCAACCATACGCATCCTCTTTGCATTCATTAAAAATAATTGTGGATATATGCTATCACCGATATTTGTCATGCGAATACATGCAACCGAGTGCAATGTTGTATAAAGTTTTGGGATAACAACTTCAGCGCGGATAATTAGTGTTAATATCTTCACTCCCTTTGGTCGGGATTTATGTAGCATGCCGGAAAATTTATTTTTTCCGGCCTTTTTTATTGGCAATATTTAAAACGGAATATCATCTCCCCATTGCTCATTATCTCCCACTGGTGGATGGCTTCCTTGCTGATCTGCCTGTTGTTTTGCTCTGTTCAGTGCGTCAGTAGCCTGACCCTGTTGACCTTTTTTGCCGCCCGGTCGCACCGTTCGCGCACTGATTACGCTGTCTGCGATAACCTGCCAGCCCTGCCGCGTTTCACCGTTCTGTCCAGTCCACTGGCTCACCTGCATATTACCCGCCACGCTCAGGAGTTCGCCTTTGTGATGCTTTGCCAGCGCGTCGGCTTGTCTGCCAAACGCCAGGACAGATAACCACATCGTCGCCTGACCGTCATCCGACTGACTGCAGGGCAGTGATACCGCCATACGCGCCAGCGTCATGGGGGTGCCCTTGCTGGTCTGTTTTGTCTGCGGGTCGTCCACCAACCGCCCGTAAACTGATATTTGCGCCGTCATGCTGCCTGCTCTCCGGACTTAATATTGATTGTTGTCACTTCCTCCGCTTCAGCAATCTCCCGTTCGGTCAGAGTGGCAAAGTTTGCAGCCGCCGTTGTCATGAATGCGCTAATCAGTTCGGGATGTGCTTTCGCGTATCCTTCCCCGGCGTTGCGGTCGATGATTTTTATCGACACCCTTAACCAGTGTTCCGTCAAATCAAGGGCGTGCGATTGTGATTTTTTTGTGTGCTTCGCTGTCATAGGCTTTATCTCACAGCAGTAAATTAAAATTTTTGCGTTTTAACCCTTCACCTGTTCACCTTTTGATATTTTCTCTTTTAATTCATAATGTTAATGGGTGAACAGTTTCACAAAAACTATTCACCAACTGTTCACCACTGTTCACCCTTGAAGCTCAATAAACAATCAAAAAGGTGAACAGTGAATAGTTTGGTGAACAGTTCATAAATAACTGTTCACCCTATAATATACTGATATAAAAGATATTTATGACAGGGTGAACAGTGGTGAACAGTTATTCCATAAGTTTAATTTTTGCTATCGTCATTAGTGACCGATACACATGATGGCATCCAGTCTTCTGATTCCTCCGTCAGTGTCACGTTTGAACGCAAACCGTGCTTCGTTTTCCGTTTCATATACTCCCTGCCATATTCCGCCATTGCCCCCGGCATATCTTTACCGAAGCGCGTCAGTGTTACAGGTTTACCAAACCCATGTGCCCTCATATAAGCCAGATAGGCATGATAGAGATACCTGCGTGGGCTGAATGGCACAATTTCAGCATTACCCACTAACAGGCCATCACACATTACCGATGCCATGAGATAACCGCAGAAGTCCACCAGCGAATCCCCCTCTCGCTTTATCGCCAGTGCTTCTTCAGATTTCTGCTGCTCATATAACAGGCGTCTGGCTTCGTCCTGATCAGCAAACCTTGTAAGCAGATGACGAATCACTACCGCCAGCTCACCTTCTATTTTTTCCGCCAGCATCGAATCGCGTTCGTTCTCCGGTACAACTTCCGAAAAATTGAATATCACCCGACGACGTGAGATCCCCCCGCTGCGGTCACTGAATGACATGGCGTTATTGTTAACCGCCAGCACTACTGCCGGAATACGCGTTGAATAGGGGGCTTTGTGTTTCGGGTCAATTGCCACCTTGTCACCGCCTGTAATGGCCTTAATCCCTGCCCCATCACCAGCGTAGCGGGTCATATCCGGCATGATAATCAGCGAAAAGCCAACCACTAACGCACGTTCCCTTGCATCTTCCAGCGCCTTCATGCTTGCTGATACTGTATTAGCCTTACCCGCCAGCATGGTGCAAATCTCCGCCATCACACTTTTACCACTTCCCCCCGGCCCTGTTACCTCAATGAATAACTGCCAGTCGTACCGGTTCGCCAGCACCATGAATAATGCCGCCAGTACGCGATCTGCCTTGCGGTCATTCTCAGCCACCGAACGGCGCAACCACTTCCAGAAATTCGGCGCATGTGTTGCCAGCGTTTCCCCCTCTGCTGGTGGGCTGAAAGGTAATTCACTGGCAATTAACAACCAGTCGTTTTTGTTATGCTCCCGAAAATTACCAGTTCTGGTATCAAATACCCCGTTACTGAATCCAATCAGGTTACGGGCTGTATTCCCCATTACAGGCAAACTTAACTTCATGGTATCTACCGCCGATTTAATAGCGTTCTGCGAATAGCTGATCTCCGCATCAATGAAAATCTGCGCCATAGCACGCTGTAACTCTTTATCCTGAACCGGCTCCCATACAACGCCGTTGTAATGATGAACGGTGTCAGAGTCGGCATTGATTGCCAGTTCGCCGCCGTAATGTGCAAGGAGAACTTCACCGCGCTGGCTGGCCCCCATCTGATTCAACGCCAAAGATGAAGCACGCTCGTCATTTTTGCGCTCTGCCTTCTTCACTGGCAGTTCAATCACCAGACTTTCCCCATGCTCCGCTTCAGCTTTTAGGCCGACAAGGCGCGGAGTCCAGTCTTCAGGCTCTCGATCAACAAAGCTACGGTAACAACGTGCTTCCTTTACGCCTGCAATAGCAAGTAATGTCGCAACCTTCGTCAGACTTTTCTCTGTAATCTTTCCGGCACGATAAACACGCACATAATGACGGCCTTCATCGATAATTTGCATATCATCCAGGTTTTCCAGTTGTTCCGTACCCAGAATGACTGGTGGTGTATCATCTGCTGCAATATGCTTACCTGCCCATTCATTCCATTCTTTTGCATGGCTCCAGGCATCACTGCCAGCAAAAATGATGACTTCCGTCATTTTGTCGCGCGGTTGGTATTTTAAGTTCGGAGCACGTTTCATTTGTTACCTCCGGCAACTAACATTGCCCGAATTTTACGGATATAGCCTGCGGCACGCCTCTGATTATCTGTCTTGCAATTTTTTACCAGAATGAAATCTCTTTCGAACTGCTGACGCGGCATAACACATTCAAAATCATAACCATCACGCAAATAAGAGACACGACGATCATCAACCGAAATAATCTTTACCCGATAGCCATAGCTGTCTTTGAAAATATCCCCAAGGCTGATTTTTGAATGAGTTTGACCGCTGGCAATAAAGCCAGAAAATTTATTTTTCATTTTTTATTCTCCGGTATAGCTCTGGTCGTGTATTTTTATAGCTTCATCCAGCTCTTTGATGACAGGATCAAGTAACGTAATTAACGCTCCAGCTAAATTAGCATCCCGTTCATCGTGTTCCGCATTTGTTGTCCCATCAAGCCAGGTTGATAAGATTTCTCGCATATTTTTGCCACAAACGAGCGCGTTTTCAGCATGTGTCAGCACTTTAAAGTAAAGATCATTCATGGCACACCTCCTGACGAATACGGGCGGCGAATATCATCACGTAGCCAGTTGGGGATTGCTGGCGGGCTTCCTGTTCGCTGGCGGCCTCGATGTGTATTACGCGTGGTTGTGCGGTGCTCAGGGCGATAAAACGCCAGATGAAATTGTTTTCGCATTTCTGAATAAACAGCGTGTTTTCTTCACGCCCTTTCCAGAAAGCCGCAGTATAGCCCATCTCCTTAACCATCTTGCGGGCATCAACCAGCGTGTCAGCGGCAACATGTACCGTAGTTGCTCCATCTGCCATGCGGTCGTGGTGTAGTGCCAGAAAGGTGTATATAAATTTAGGGTGAGTTTGGGTATGCTGTGTTCCAGCCATAATCGTTACCTCGTTTAACGGTTTGGTTAGAAGCCCGGTTAGTGTTCGCGCACTGCCGGGTTTCGTCGTTTTTATGAATCGATCATTGTGAGATACATAGCGACCATAATGTGAGATATACATTATATTGTGGTGATATACATTGCAAGTGTTTTTATATCTCACTTTTGTGTATAGTGATATACACATAACAAATTGGTGATTAACTATGTCTGTATACAAAAATGCAAAATCGCAAATGACAACGATCAGGGTTCCCCACGATGTTATGGAGGGCATGGAATCCGTAAAACTGGACGGCGAAAGCAACGCCGGATTCATAGTAACCGCCATGCGCGGTGAGATCGCCCGCCGCCAGACAGAAGGAAGCGGAGAAAATCCCCTCGTGTCTTCACTGGATGCCTTAGCTAAGGTCGAACAAATCGGCATCAAGGCAGCGGAGGAAATCGGGCAACTCGTAGCCGTCGCTCGTGAAGAACTCCAGCGGCGTAAAGCCAAAGAATCTGAATAATTACTATCAGCGCCGTGATGTAAGTAACTACGGCGCATTGCTATGTAAATACTGGCAATAAACAGAAAAGGTAGTTCTACTCCGAATAATTTTATCTGACACTACTCCTGAACTAACATGCGCTTATCTTACAGGATATAAATATAGATCCATAAAATCACGATTAAATAAAGTCGCTCCAAACATAAACCACACCAAACGCTTAACAAGATAGCAACAAACAGATAAATAACTTGCAGAAATATTTATCGCAAGGATTATCATTATTAATGACAAATCACTTTACCAAGTCATTCCCCTCTCTTATCATAAAGAGAAAGTAATAAATAAGTTAAGGGAGTTAGAATACTATGAATCTAAAAAAAATAGCCACAAACATAAAAAACAAGATAATAGAAACATTCAATAAACTTATATTAGAGGCATCTAAAACCCCCACACAAGATGAAATTAAAATACTTGAGAGAAGAAGTAAAAAGTTTAATCACTCCTTTTTCTCATACGCAGTCACAGGAGCCATAATGGTTTTTTGCTCTCAACCATTAATAAAATACGCAAACCCAATGCTTATTTTATTGAGTGGTCTGTTACTGTCTATCATCATTATCCTTCTCAGAATGATTTATATTTCACAAGCGAATGCACCATGGACAACTAAAAAACGTTCACATGTACTAGTTCATTTTCTTTCTGCATGTTTCATAGCGTCAACATTGACGTTGTTATATCAGGCTTACGATAATAACATCACACACAAATTGTACTGTAAAAATATACAACAACTTATTGAAAAAAGGATAGAAACAGAAAAAAATATCAGCATATTCAGTGGGATGCAATGCACCCCGGCATATGATTACTCTTTATTTGGATTTAATCTCTTATAAAGAATGTTATTACTGATTTGAGTGCAAATTCTCAAATCAGTAATTCATAATATTTTATTCTGAGATAATTTAAACTACCCACTCACCTCGAATCCATGCCTGCACTTCTGAAAGACGATATGCAACAGCAGTGGAGCCAATCTTGATCCGCTTAGGAAATTTCCCTTCCTTCTCCAGCTTCCAGCGTGTGCTGTTCGCAAGAGTGGTTAGCTCCCGACATTCTTTCTCACGGATCATTCGGTCAATGTTAGGAATGTACTCCAGACCCTTTTTATCAACAATTGCCATTTTTTTCATGTTAACCAACCTTTTGTTTGAGGATTGTCACTTTTGAATCAGCACCTGCGATGCTATTGAGATATGTAGTCCAGAGTTCCAGAGCATCCAGTTTTTTAGCCATAAACTTACTCCGGTTGTAAACACCCGCCACGCCAGGTAGCGCATGGCCTAACAGTTGTTCTACTACATAAAATTCAACACCGAGATCACTTAGATGAGTAGATAGCGTTCTTCTAAGGTCGTGTAGTGACCATTGTTTTTCATGGCCCAAACGTTTACCGATTTTCCCCCCAATCTTGCTTACGCTTTCTCTAATTCGCAGACTTCCCAGCACATAACCAGTATGTTTTGTCTCTTCGTGAACATCCGTTACCCACTGTCGTAGAATTTCAGGTACTGGTCTGACGATTTCAACACCAGTTTTTGAGTGATCTTTTGGTACAGTCCAAACCCAACTTTCGAGATCCCATTCGCTCCATTCTGATAATCGGGCTTCACTCATTCGACATCCAAATACTGTACAAAGCACAAACATTTTTCGCGTGTATTCAGACATTAGTTTTAAATCAGGCTCGACAAAAATTGCCTTCCAGAGCTGGCCGAGTTCGGCTTCATCCAGAACCCGATCCCGCTTACCTGCAATCTGCCCCACATCACTCATGCGCAAATCCTTTAAAACATCACACGTCGCGTACTGGCGTACCCGACAAAAACGAAGAGCTAATTTAGTGTCAGAAAAAACATACGCCGCCATAACTGGTGCATTACGTTTAATTCGGTCAAAACAGTCCAGCCATTCATATAGGTGAGTGTCATTTACGGGCAAATGACCGATATAGGGAAAGATATGCTTTCGAAATCTGCCAAGCGTTACAGCATGAGTTTTACGACGCACCTTACAGTAATTTTCATACCAGTAATTTAGTGCATCCTCCACTGTGACCGGCTTTAAGCGTTCTTCAGCCTGAATCTTAATCTGGATACGCGGATCACGTTTGTCAGCCAACCAACCACGGCACTCGTCGCGCTTTTCCCTTGCCTGTTTGAGTGACATATCAGGATATTTACCCAACGTTAGCCAGACCGGAGCAGCCCGGCCACCTGCTAACCTGTAGAAGAAAACAAAGCTCACAGCCCCTTTAGTACTCACACGAATAGAAAGCCCCTTTCCATCAGCAATGGTGATCTGCTTTTCTCTGGGTTTCCCCAGATATCCTTTAAGCGCTTTGTCGCTCAGTTTGTTCTCGCCAGCCATTTTTAGCCCCAAAAAGCAATACAAGCTGCAATACAGAGATGATTGCAACACACAGATAACGAGGAAAATTCAGTGAAAGCACCAGATAAACTTATTCTTTATTATCAAAAGATTAAGTGTAAAAACCAGCAACTACACGAAAGCCTCAGAAAGCCATGCTAAGTGCTTGGGCTTGACATATCCCGGCGTAAATTCAGAGGTGGAGCCGCCACGGGAGCGGATAACCTCACCGGAAACAATCGGCGAAACGTACAGCGCCATGTTTACCAGTCCCGGAATTTGTGAGAGATAGACTTTCTCCGTGGTGAAGGGATAGCTTTCACGGAAAAAGAGACGCAGAAACAGCGGATCAAACTTAAATTTCTGCTCATTTGCCGCCAGCAGCTGGGCGGTTGTGTACATCGACATAAAAAAATCCCGTAAAAAAAGCCGCACAGGCGGCCTTTAGTGATGAAGGGTAAAGTTAAACGATGCTGATTGCCGTTCCGGCAAACGCGGTCCGTTTTTTCGTCTCGTCGCTGGCAGCCTCCGGCCAGAGCACATCCTCATATCGGAACGTGCCGGACTTGTAGAACGTCAGTGTGGTGCTGGTCTGGTCAGCAGCAACCGCAAGAATGCCAACGGCAGCACCGTCGGTGGTGCCATCCCACGCAACCAGCTTACGGCTGGAGGTGTCCAGCATCAGCGGGGTCATTGCAGGCGCTTTCGCACTCAATCCGCCGGGCGCGGTTGCCGTATGTGCCGGGTCACTGTTGCCCAGCGGCTGGTAATGGGTAAAGATTTCTTTGCTCGTCATAAACATCCCTTACACTGGTGTGTTCAGCAAATCGTTAACGGCATCAGATGCCGGGTTACCTGCAGCCAGCGGTGCCGGTGCCCCCTGCATCAGACGATCCAGCGCAGTGTCACTGCGCGCCTGTGCACTCTGTGGTGCTGCGGCCAGAATGCGGCGGGCCGTTTCCACGGTCATACCGGGGGTTTCGGCCAGCACGCGTGCCTGTTCTTCGCGTCCGTGAGCCTCCTCACAGTTGAGGATCCCCATAATGCGGCTGTTTTCTGCCGCAACCGCTGCGGTGATCTGCGCGTTCACGTCCGGCTGCGCAGCGCTGGCGTTCTCGCCCTCCGTCGCTTGCACCACGCCAGTAACGTCAGCCTGCGAAGCAGTGGCTGAAACAGTTGTTGATTGAGTCTCTTTGGTCATTCGCCCTCCTGAGAGACGGGATTTACGTGCATCCAGTGCATCACGCATGACGGTGATCGCATCGGTACTGTTAACAAGTTCATCAGCCAGTCCGGCATCAATGGCCTCCTGACCGCTGTACACTGCAGCCTCGGTATCCAGCACAGCCTGCACGGACAGGCCGGTATATGCCGACACCTTCTGTGCAAACATCCGGCGGGTTGCATCCATCCGGGACTGCAGTGTTTCCCGGACATCATCCGGTAGATGGCTGTAGGGGTTGCCATCCACCTTATGGCTGCCGCTGTAAATCAGCGTGATTTCCACGCCCTGTTTCTCCAGCGCAGCACCGTAATTACTGTGAGCCATCATGACGCCGATGGAGCCTGTCCGGGCGGTCTGCGTGACCAGACGCCGGGAGGCGGCACTGGCAAGCAGCTGACCTGCGCTGCAGTTCATGTCATTGGCCAGCGCCCATACCGGCTTTATGTCACGCACACGGGCGATGATGTCAGCGCAGTCAAATGCCCCTGCCACCATTCCGCCGGGCGTGTCCATATCCAGCAGAATGCCGTCCACCATCGGGTCGCTGGCAGCCTGTTGCAGACGGGCGATAATGCCGTTGTAACCGGTCATCCCCGAATACGGCTGCAGCGCCCGCGTCCGGCTGACCAGCGTGCCGGAAACCGGCAGCACGGCGATGCCGTTCATGACCTGATAACTGCGGGCCTGTCGTGGTCCGTCATCATTAACGGATAACGCCAGCGTCGCGGGTGCCTCTCCGGCAGTCAGGCTGTCACCGGACACCGCATCCGTCAGGCGGCTGATCCCAAGCTGGCCTGCAAGCGCACAAAAGAAAACCCGCGCATAGGCGGGTTCAAGCATAAGCGGCTCATTAAAGGCCATGCTGGCAATATGCGGGAGATTACGCAGCTCTGCTGTCACTCTTCTCCTCCTCTGTTGATTGTCGCAGTCCGGATTCAAATGCCGCAGCCGCCCAGGCGGGCGGTTTAAGACCGGCTGCACGGCGCTCCATCGTTTCACGGACCTGCTGGGCAAAAATTTCCTGATAGTCGTCACCGCGTTTTGCGCACTCTTTCTCGTAGGTACTCAGTCCGGCTTCTATCAGCATCACCGCTTCCTGTACTTCTTTCAGACCATCGATGGCCATACGACCGGAGCCTATCCAGTCACAGTTCCCCCAGGCGCTGCGGGCTTCCTGAAAGCTGAAACGCGCTTTTGAAGGTAACGTCACCACGCGGCGAACGATGGCCTCTTCCAGCCAGCACAGAAACATCTGGCTCGCCTGACGGGATGCGACGAATTTTCGCCGCCCCATAAAGTGCGCCCACGACTCGTTCGCACTGGCCCGTGCCGTGGAGTAGCTCATCTGGGCGTAATTCCGGGAAAGTTGCTCATACGAGACACCCAGCCCGGCAGCGATATACCGCAACAGTGACTGCTCAAACACGGAGTAGCCGTTATCCGTGTCCTGAGCCGTCTGCAGGTTCAGTGAGTCCCCCGGCATCAGGTGCGGCACTTTTGCACCTCCCAGACGGACCGGTGCTGCGGCGTAATACGCGGCAATTTCACCAATCCAGCCGGTCAGCCTTTCCCGCTGCTCCTGACTGTTCGCGCCCAGAATAAAATCCATCGCTGACTGCGTATCCAGCTCACTCTCAATGGTGGCGGCATACATCGCCTTTATGAAAAGACAGGAAAAAATAAAATTTAAAAACAGTACATTACGAATGCTCAGACCTATCGTTTAAAGGAGTCGCAATACACACTGCAATACACGATTATTTATAAGATGAGCGGCATCCGTCATAAAGCTGGTGGATGCTTTTTCTATGCATATATGCACAGTTTTAGTGGGCGTTAATGTCGATATAGGGATCCCCATATCGAGATTGGATACCTGGCTTTTTTCCGGTTAACCTTTAATCAGGCTGGTGGGCTTTACCTGTTTTGTATGAGTGGTCATCATGACCATGTCATAACAAAAACCCCATATTCGTGGTTTTTCTGTGTCGGGCTATTCTGTCGTTGCTGTGCTGATTTGGCTGGTGGGCTGAATCATCATTACGGCGATGCAGCTATGTAGACGTTCCGGCCTCCTCAAATTGAGGATTGTGGAAGAATCAATGGGTTAGTCTTACTTTCCCGACATCCCCCAATGGGGGTTTTCGAAACAATCAATAGCTTAGGCTTACTTCCCCGATTTCCTGCATTGCAGGTTTTCGAAATAATCAATGGGTTAGGCCATCGTGCAATTTTGCACTTTGCCAGCCAGCGCAATGTCGCGTTATCAGTCCTCAGATGTGAGGGATGTAGCCAGCTTTTCCCCCAGTGGGGGATATCCAGCACCGACGGCTTAACTGTGCGTGCCAGCACAAGGTAGCCTTGAACTACTTACTGCATCCCATCTTACAGGCCGTGCCTTCCTGCTTAACTTTTTGCAATGCAACAAGTCAGCCAGCGCAATTTTGCGTTATCGGGAATATCAGCAAGTTACCGCCGCAATCGTTCCGGCTTCTTCCACTGGTAAGTATTTTTCGCGCTCTCCCTCCGTTGTTGAGAACGGCGACGATATGCCAGCAACTCAAGGACTCTTGTTCGTATGTTGCGCATATCCACGCCGTTAAGCTCAATACCGTCACGGCGCATCACCTCAGCCACTACACGCACATAATTATCTGCGGTCACGCTGTCCGGCTGCGTGGCCTGTTCGTCATGCTGCTTGCTGATTCCACAAGCACGGCGGATTAATCGCAGTATTTCGGATTCAGTCATAGCGTACTACGTTACTTATCTTTATTCGGCTGCAACTTATCCGGTACGTTTCCGGCAGTTTCCATCAGATAATCGGACAGCATCAGCGGTATGTTTTCGTCAAGTTTTGCGCATGCGTTACAGGCTCTGATAACTTCTTTTTTCAGTCCATCCAGCATAGACGGCTTCATGTCGGGAAACTTCCTTGTCATGGCAAGCGGCAGGCTGTCCATGATTGAAGAAATCTGACTCGCCAATTTTGAAAGCACGTATATACAAAACGCTGTATCAATAACGTCGCCGCGTTCGCGCTCGTTTTTAAGCTCCTGCGCCTCTGCCTGTGCTGTCAGCAATCTGATCCTGACTCGTAGGAGTTCATCATCATCAATCTCGCCTTTGTCGTCTGTAATCTGGTTAATTGCATTGCTAACCCGATTGTCTATTACGCTGGCAACATCATAAAACGCCTCGCGGCCTTTACGTTCAACGGGAGTCACTCCCCACTTGTCGAACGCTGTCGCACTTACACGGCAGCTTTGCGCCATGTTTTTTTTGTTCATCAGGTGCGATTTCATCAATATCCCCACTTAAGTAATGTTTCAGGTTGGTGTATTGGCTTTATCTTTTCCTTTTTATTCATAGAGATAGAGCGAACAACAAAACCACCACCAGCACCCGAAAAAGGCTCATAAATAGCGAAAACCCGCGAGGTCGCCGCCCCGTAGCCTACCGGATCGCCGGAAAGGACCCGCCAGCCAGAACGGGCCCTAATTTCATCAACCAATCAACTTATAGCGACCATCCCGTGCATTGCGACGTACACGCTCAATCTTGAGGCATAGCGCCGCATCTGGCTTTTTTGGGACAGGTACGCGGCAATATTCAGAAGATCGAGGAATATTGTTTATCCAGTCGATCACTTCACTTAAATACCAGGCCTTACGCCCTTCCGTAACCTGTACGCGTTCGGGGAACTCTCCGCGAGCCTCAAGGTTTAGCAATGTGCGACGGCTAAGGGTAGTAAGTTCCATCACCTGATTCATATCAACAAGGCGTTCACTTAAACGCATTTTGTCAGCAATAGCCTTTAATTCCTCTACTGCTGGATCCGGATACATCATTTCGGCAATTGGCTTAAGGTCATTGTAATGATTCTGCATTGTATCCCCCTTTACACACGAGCCAGCGGCTGAACAGAAATACCTG